ACGCATATATCAATTCAACTGTCAGTAGAAAAATTTGTTCCAAAACTCAACTAACACTATCTTCACAATAGCCCCTGAAAGTGCTATTATATACTTGTAAAGAGGAAGGAAAACCTCACAAACCAGAAGGGAAGTTGATTATGAAGACCGTGGGAATCTCCGTCTATGCTTATGACCGCCTGAAGCGCGAACGCATCTACGACACTAGCTCCCATCGCTACATTGTTGATGTGGACAGGGTTTACCGCATTGCCCTGGATGTTCTTGACACGTCTGCGGCTTTGGCTGACGCAAGCGACATTAACCCTCACGGCTGGGAGCGCGTTTATCTGCGTCTGCCTAATGGGGAGGTCAAGAAATATGTCTGATTTCCGTTTTGCGGCAGTGCAATATCTCCGCGCCCAAACACTCACCCAAATAACAGATTTAGCACGCCGAAGTTACAAAGGTTTCAGCCCTGCCGAACGTGAAGCCCTACTTGCCATTGCACGGGCAATCACCCGTGAAATTATAGCAAAGCGTCAGGAAGAACGCGGGAAGGGAGTGCATGATGAAACAGGCAAAACTAACTCGTGAGCAAATCGACGACTTGCACCGCAAGGGTTACACATTTACGAACTCTTACTATTATTGGACAGTGTGGGAGGACACAAATATAGTAAACCGAATAACTCGTGCGGAGTTCATGGCGCGTTCAATCGCTGAGCCGCTCCGTGGAGTTGAACAAGTCCGAATCTATGAGAGGTGAACATACAGCTTATTTCTATAAATGATGGTGAAATAAAGAGATTATATAAAGGGAGGAAACCAGATGAACACTAATTATGTGCTTATTCGGTACGACGCCGATGGAAGAGAAATCGAAAGGAATGACGAAAGCGGTTGCAAACGGTTTGAATTTTATTCGCTCACATTCGCGATGAGGTCAATGGAAATTGCTACAACCATTTCTAAGGGTACGCAGTGCGCAAAGCTCTATCGTCGCCGCCGTGCCGGTGGCTATCGCTGGGTTGCAACCCGTTTTCGTGGGGGGCGCCATCTAACTGCATGGGGTGAATAAAGGGAGGGCAATGCCCTCCCTTTATTGTTACACACCAACTGCAATCCAGTCTACGGCGAAATGCTCATTCGTCGATGTACCGGAAAGCCTGATTTTTGCTGAACTTGTAGTTTTGGCGAAAATTAACTGACTGCGTGTTACACTATCTGCAACAGCCCCAGTGTTTGCATAAGTCGCAACCACGGTCGGAATTTCGGTAAATCCTGCCGACTGATAATCAATAATGGTGTCTTGGTCTTGGTATGCAAGAACGTTTCCCCTCGCAATTTTTGGCATATTCTGGAATTTGGCAATAACTGTTTCCAACTCTGACAAACGGGAATTGATAGAAGCCTTGTCTGTGGGGTAGTCCGAAGTACCATTGATAGCGGAACGATTATTCCAGCTCCAATTATAGGCAGGATTGATTTTTAGAGCCATCGGGACGTTTTCCGACCAAATACCGATTGTATCCCAGAGGGTGTTATATTTCGACTCTGAAGGTCTCGTGCCGATTTTTTCCAGTGCAGAAGAAGCAGTAGAGGCCGCCGTTGTTGCGGTTGACTTGGCAATTGCGGCGTTGTTGTCCGCCGTCTCCGCCTTGGTGTACGCTTCCTGAACGTTAGCCTCTACGTTACCTAATTCCGCAGCAAGCTGTCCAGTTTTTTCATCTACATATGATGTAGTTGCGTACTGTCCCTCGCTGTCATTTCCTGCCACGAATACAAAAGTTCTAACACGAACGCGCATATAATCAGCTGTTTTTTCGCCCTTGCAATCAGCTTCGATTTCGTAAGAATTGTATTTAGCACCAGTTTCGGTAATCAGAGGCGAACACAGCAGAATAATATTGTCAGAGTTTCCAACATTCGTTTCTACTGCCGTTTCACGTTCCGCAATGGCAAAGTCAAATTCTGGAGTATCCGCTGTGGGCTTAAACCTCGTACCTCTTGCCGTATTTGCCGGAATGGAGATAACCGCTGTGCTGTTCTGTTTTACGAGCGAACCGGGTTTCAGCGCGCCCTCGAGTGTATTTAGACGCGCCTGAATTGTGCCTTTAGTAATATCATACACGCCATCAGTTCCAGAAATAGAACGTTTATTCTCTTTGCCATCAATCTGAACTTGAAGCAATTTAGAGCCAATTGCCTGTGTAGCATTGTAATCGCCAATTATGCTCCAAATGCTGCTAAAATTAGGCACAGAAGGTTTTACACCGATGTTTTTTTCAGCTTCAGCCATTCGCCCGTTCAGACCGCTAATACTTGTCGTGTGCGCTGTAATCTGATTTTGGAGTTGTTGGTCTGCGGTTGTTCGCGCGGAACGTTCGCCGCTGATTTTTTCATCAAGCGCCGAATCCTGTACGTCCACGTATTCTTTGCTTACATTGCCGCTCTTTTCCAGCGTGTCAACTCTTCCATCAAGTTCTTTGATTGAATTATAAGCCCAATCAAGATTCTGTTCGTGGAAATTCGTAAACGGGAATTGTTCCCAAATACCCATATATTTTGCACCTCCTGTTAACACACCCAAATTAAAAACCGCTTCTTAAAATCCCGAATAACCGCATCATAGAAGTTGAACATTGCAACACGCCGTTCACTTTCCAGCATTTCTTGTGTAGTTGTTACACCGATGTTACCGTGCGCCCGCCCTTTTCGAGTTCCTGCGCTTGTGCCTGTCCCGGCACTATCGCTTGTTTCCGCGCTTGTGCTTGCGCTGGTGCTTGCGCTATTGTCCGCCGGGGTTTGTAAATCATTGTAACCGTAAACCTGTTCTTTTGTTGAGCCACTGGAAGTGTTATTTGCAGAATTTGTATAGCGCGAAGTGTTTGTGGTGCTGTCCTCCCATTCTTCCATTCTGTCATAATTTTCTATTGGATTATATTCCGCCGTTAGTGTTTTGGCAAGGCGTGCCCATGTATATTGCGAAATTTGTGACCATACCCTAATTAGTGATTTAAGCAAAGGCGGGGACGAATAAAGAACAGGCATTTCTCCGCACTGCATCAGGAGTGAATCGACGAAATCTTGCACCGATATATTAGAAGGAAATTCCACGCCGTCAAAGATGGAAGGGTCAAAATTATACATTGTAGCCAGCATCACGCTCAATCTTATCACCTCCATTTGTTTTATGCTCAATCGGATAACGTCGCTCACAAGTGATTGTCACACCGAACGCATTCTGTACGTTGCGGATGCACTCCTGGATGGTATCGAACCATTGCGCAACGATTGCGTCCGTTTCAACGTCGTTCCGTTCCGCTTCAGCTGTAATCAACCGTTCTTTTTTGTCGGTGTTGCAAGTCGGAATCCCTACGCGGGTGTCAAATTCTGCTTCAATTTGCCTCATGTTGGAAAGTATTCTGTCCGCGATATAGTTTTGCCCTACGTTTTGCGCGAACGGCGCCCACGAGGGAGAACCATCATCGTTAAAAAGGTCTTTATCCACCCATACAGCTAATTCACCAGATGTTACCCTATCCATCAATTCTTTTCCAGTTTGTGCGGCATTTTTTGAACCGCAAGCGAACACATAGGAAAGTTTAGAGTTCATTATGTTCATTGCAAGCGATTCAACGGATGTTGCAAGCAAGTCAGCGTAATAATTAACAATGTCTAATGCGCCGTGATAATCGCGTTGTAGCCGGAAAAGAACGCAATCCTTGTCGATTTGCAAGCGCATCGGAGGAAGAAGCGGGTTTGCAATCAAAACAGTTGTTGGTTGATAGAAAACATTGTATCCATACAATGCGCCCGCCTGCGGTATTACACCGTAACGCTTGCTGTTAAAAATCGCCACGCTTCCCCATGCGTACAAGCAGCCGAGAAAATATGTATCGCTCCAACCTTCGGGCAAGCGCCATTTGAATTGGCTTGTCAACTTCTGGAATAAATAGCGTTGGTAATATTGGAAAAGCGCTGTGTTTTTTGTGTGGCAAGTAGAGGGGGAAATACTCGATTCATAGGCATTGATGCGATTGTAATCAAAGGGTGGATTATTCACCGGTTTCAGCCTCCTCTATATAAAATCCTGATTGCATATAGCGTGTTAGTTCATCGCGTTCTTCTCCGTAACAATTGGTTACTGCCGAAGTATCGGGATTATTTATAAGCGTATATCCTGATAAGGTTTCCAATTTAACTGTTGCGCAAAGAGGACGCCCATTTATTTTGGCATTTTGTTCAGCGGTATATGTATATACAACATCTACATATTGCGGCATTGCGTATTTTGCAATAGAGGCGTTTGCTGAAAATGAGGATACGGAGCCAAAACCATCTGACATTGAGGTTGCTATATTATTAATACTATCAGTTACACTATTTAGCGCTTTTGCATTCCCCAAAATCGCAGCACCGACGCCGCCTACTCCGGCCGCGACACTTCCTGCTATTGAAATAACATCTTGCCCGTATCCAGTTTGTGCTAATTGGATATCAACTCCAAATTGTGATTCTCGAACTCCTAACACATGATATTTGTTAGCCTCCGCTCCGCACAAATAATAAGCGATTGAACCTCCGGTTGTAAAATCTATATAAGCCCTGATTGTTATATTTTCGCCATATTTTGTTAGCGATGTTGTGTCGACTTGAAAATACCCCCACGGAGCAAGATTGATTGCTATTTGCCTATACGGATAGCAATTTTTCCATTCATCCTGTTTAATATATCCAGTGCCGCAGTAAAAAGATTTTGTTGTAACGGTTGATGAAGATAACAGGCGCGCGGATGTGCCCGCCAATTCCCAACCTGAAACTTTAACAGTTGTTAAAGTGTCTAATGTCGGAGGCTTTATCGGATACCATCTACAAGATACGATGTATTGAAAAGGATTTACAATAGCTTTTAACAGTTCCGCCGAAATTTCTGCGACATTTACGCCCATATAACTATAATCAGTCAGTAACTTGCTTCTAAAATATGTAAATTGTGTTTGTGTCATCACATAGTACGATACAGCACCAACTGCGTTACCTTCCGCGCCGATGATACCTACAACATACCATCCTTCAGACATAACTGATACATATCCAGTGTTATCTATTTCGTAGGTTTGCTTTTCCCCTTTTGCCAAAATTGGCAAAGAAGTATCTATAATCCGCGAATTATACTTGCTTGCTGACCTAATAACGTATTGTGTCGACTTCTTCAGCAACCCCCAAAAAGACCCTAAAACATCGGTACTTAGTGTAAAAAATACCCTGTTACGCTCGAACGTGACATTTTCCACGAAATACGAGCGCCCGAACAATGGAATAAATACATAATTAAGGTTTTGTGGCGGATAACGGTTGTTTGACCAAATCAGGCTAATAACAGGATTTTGCACATTTGTATTATCCTTCAGCACAACATCAAACTTTAGGCTATCTTCATAAGATGTTACCGATGGGGTGTAGGTTGAATTTCTGCGTTTCCCGACATTTGTAAACCATGCTTCCATTGTTTCACCTCCATTTATTAGCCGCTTTGCAGATAAACCAAATGGGCAAGCTATTCAGATTGATTTTTTGTAATTTATTGTACCAATAATTCGCCCACTGAATACGATATTTACTTGTTGCTTCCCAGTCCGTAATTGCAGGTCGCTCATAGCAAAGACAAAAACTCTTTGTCAACTGCTCAATATCTGTGCTGTCAGAAAAGTAAAAATCTTGGAAATCCGGGTATATTGTGCCGCCCTCCCACTGGTAATTATGCTCGACCTCATACATGATGCGCGCTATCTGGATGCTGCCGTTATACCAACAATCAAGCCCTGCATATGCCCCATTTGTTCCAAATATTTCGAGCGCCCAATCTATATATTTATCTGCTCCTGTCCATTGGACAAGCCCAAAACCGTATTTCTTTTCGGTGTTCTGCTTATAATTATTTGGGTCTGGGCTCGGAGCGTTCCCGCCCTGCCATATGGCAGGATTGAGTGTAGATTCGCGGCACATGTTCCCCAACATCGCCGCTATTTGGGGGACTTTCCATCCGTTTTTATACAGCCCGGTTGCAATAAGTAAGCCGTTTGTTTCGCTCGCTGTCTCGTGGTCTTGATAGTCAAAATATGGGTCGTCGTATACACTATAATACCACTCCTGCGGCAACCGAAAAGGCTTGTACCAATGGGGATAGCGGGTTGCTGTGCTGTCCGCAGCAGGGACTATGTTGCTACCGGGCATCCTATGCCTATCTCCTGCCATGTCACACCTCCTGTATTTTCTGGTAAAGTTATTTAACAACACATTTTGGAAATCGCACAGAATCGCCGCAAAAGTAATAGCCCTGTATTGCTATGTTATTAACTTGGCGAATACAGGGCTATTACTATTAAGTTAATCCATAAGAATAACAATACCCTTTTCGGTAAAGTCAATAGCATGACGCTCGTTGTACTTCCAGAAAATATTGTAATACTCGCCCTTTGCATTCGGCGGCGTGACACGCTGCCGCGTGAGAATTGGACTATACCCGAATGCGTCACGGTCACAAATAATTCCGAGAACATTGCCCTGATTTACGTCTTCCGTTGCAGTGGCGATAGTACCGTCAGCCGCAAGGTACTGCGGCTTTACAACATTGATTTTCTGAGGGTCGGCCATAATCTGCCAGAAATTGACATATTCAACATCACCCGCCATACGCAAGAAATTATCGTGGTACGTATCCGCAAGCGCCATCATGTTGGTTTGGTGCATAAACATTGAGTTCAGATAAACGCGCTGTGCGGACTTGGGGCTGTGCTGGAGGAATACGCCATCTGCGCTATTGGTCTGATAAAGACTGGAATATTCTGTCAGCATATCAGACAGGTTAGCAAGCCTGGAAAATGCCCACTGCGTAAACGCTTTATAGTTTGCGGGTTGCATAACGGTTGTAGCAGTAAGTTCAAGCCCTGTCGCGGTGTTGTACTCCGTCAGCAGATGAATAACATCGGCATTCTGCGCAATCTTGCCGGCGGCAAAACCCGCAACGGTCGCGCGCGCGGTTTCTTCGTGCGTCTTCTCGATTTTGTTATTCATGTTTGTAAGAATCATCGAAATAAATGCACCGAAATCTTCTGCCGAATTAAACGCCGTGTTTAACTGCGTTTCAAAAATCGTTTTTTCGTATTCGTAGCTTTGCTGCCCGTAGAAGTTAAACTGTGCAACCTTAGGCTTGTGAATCGTGTACTGGTCGACGCTCTGCCCGTCGGTCAAATCACAGTAAGGGTTGTCGGTCAGGTCGTCCGGGTCATCAATCGTCTTAATTTTCCTCACCCAGTTTCCCCACCGGTCGCCTGGAATCCGCATACCCTCAAACTTCGCTTTGTATGGGCGGCTGGAAAAAATTGTTCGCGATAGCATCTGCGAAATTGCATTCATTACAGGGTCAGCACCTGTTTTCAACGCCTTCTGTCCGAGCGTCAACAACTGCTTAGTGTCAAGCGCGGCTGTATCCTGCCCGGTTGCATCCTTGAGAACTGCTTTAAGCAGGGTACTAATTTTATCAATACTAAGCGTATTAGCCATATTTTAACACCTCCATTAGTTCGGGCGGATGATTTCCGAAAGAACATCCTCCGCCGTCAGCGGCTGTGAATCCGGCTGATGCGCGTTTGCGATGTTTCCCCTCTGCACAATTCCCGTAAGGTTCGCAATCTGCTGGAAAACCTTGTCAAACTGCGCCTTTGTATTATCCGGTGCCTGTGCCGGTGCCGGTGCCGGCGCCTGTGCCTGTGCCTGTGCCGGTGCCTGTGCCTGTGCCGGCGCCTGTGCCGGCACCGGTGCCGGTGCATCTACGGTCATCAGCTTCCCGATTTGCTCTGCCGTAAATCCAGCTTTTGCCAGCGTCAAAATGTCAGATACATTCATTGTTTGTTACCTCCATATTTATTTACAAGTGCAACAAGGTCGTTATATAGGGCATTGAAACTATTTTCAGTTGTCGTTACATCCTTAGCATAATCAAGGCAATTTGCTTTCGCGCGATGTGTCCAGCGTGTATTAGTAATTTTATCCATTTGTACTCCCCCTGTGGTGGAATGGATAACCTCACCATTGCCGATGTAGACGCCGACGTGTGCAGCGTTTACGCCATCCTTGTAACGCGCGGGCTGTTTCCCATCGTTTTTGATGGTAAACACCCATTCGCCCGGTTCGATGTTTCCAAAATCTGCAGATTTATCGTTTACTGCGTTGCGCCACATATCATTTGAGCCGCGCCAGTTTTTGGAGATTCCCGCATATTTTTTCAGGCAAAATTCAACAAATGCCTGACAATCAAGTGTTGTGTACGGAATGCCGATTAGAGTATTACGGTCATCACTGATTTTTGCCGCCCAATCCTTCGCAATCATTTACGACACCATCCATTTTATCAATCAATTTTTGTATAACTAATGTGTTATTGTTCAGCGCGTCTTTTAGCTCTTTTGTTTCGGCGGCATGTTGCTCCCTCTCCTTGTTGAGGTAGGAAAACAGAACAAATGTGCAAGCAATGGGATAGCCGACTGTAGTTACAAGTTGCGTAATGGTTGTTACATCCACTTTATACCTCCCATATTCCCCGAAAATTAAATGGCAATAGGGGTCGCGGCATACGACTATGCCATGCTCACCCTTCCGGGGTTGTCGTTCGAGCTTCCCTATTGCCATAATCAATGTATCATAATTTTAAAATTTTGTCAAGACTTATTTAACTATCCCGAAATATTGACAGAAAACAATTTCGCAAGCCGGAGATTCGCAATAAATTTTTCTATCAATATATGCCATCATCAGATACCGATAAAGAGTGCGGAAACGTAAACAATCGTTTTCCGTTGTGCTGTATATCGGGCGCGTTCCCTGCCCGTGCGGGCTAATATAATATGTGTGGTTACTCTTATGCCGATAAACCGTAATTTCTCCGCACGTTACAATAGGCGTGTACTCTTTTAGATTCGCGCTAAGGGTCTGCAATACAGGTTTATCCAAAAATCGGTTTTCAAGCGACATGTCTTTTATTTTATTATCCTTTAGAAGCCGATAAAGCGCGGTTTCTTCCTTCCTCCGGCTAATGGGACTGTTGCGCAGGTTTATCAGATATAATCCGCGTTCGCCATCTTTATATTCCTGTGTATCATTCTCCGCCATCTTATAAGCAATCGTAATAAGCCCCAAACTTTGGAAAATCGGATTTACAATGCTGTTGCTATTGGCAAGGCATAAACACTTCACAGGAGGCTTCCCTTGTAGCTCCCTATTTCTATTTATTGTTTCATATGCGTTAAAAAATGCATCCCCTTCATTTTTGATTCTGCGTTCATGCGATTCGGGGATAAATTCATCAAATATAATAATTTCAATGTCATGAGCTGAAAAACCACGAATATTTGATACGCCGGACAACGCCATAACATACCCGGCAGGGCTGCTTTCCTCGTTGATATATACAGCTATTGCTTCTTTGGAAACCTTATCCATTTCGAGAGACAAGGCCATATCATCGCAAACGGGCGCAAAAGGCGACATTTCAGGCGCGCTAATAACATCCGCTTGTAGTTTCGTTCGTCTCATATAGATAAATTTCATTTTATGTTCAATCACATATTTAAGCGCGCCGTAAGTTTTTCCCGTACCTCTTGCACCCGTCATGAGAATAAATGGATATTTTTGTTCTATGATTCGCGCCATGTCAACATAGCCATTTTCTAAAAATAGGTTATTCATGCGCCCCTCCATAAAATAAAGGCAGGGTTATTCGCCCTGCCTCTGACAGCGTCAATCGAAAATCAATTCACAAGACGTGTAGTTGCGGTTATTTTTGCTCCGAATCTGTGTAATCTGCATCTTGAACCCCACATCCTCCATACCCGCAGTACCCAGATAATCAACAATGGCAAGAAGCCGTTCGCTGAACGCTCTACCATTCGTGATATATGGCACGCCGTCTACGATAATCCCGCAACGAGGCTTAAACTCTCCGTTGCTGTCAACCGTTTCTGTCACCGCCCATGCATCAACGCGCACAGTCTTCGTCATCAACTCCGACATCGTATGCCCTTCGCGCGAGAGAGTCAGCTTATACAGTTCCGCCGGGGAAATGCTCTGATTAGTCTTCGTGTTACTCATGATACCCTCCTAAATATTTGTTCGGCGGTTATCGCCTAATAAGATTATAGCACAAATTACGGTCTGCGTCAACACTTATATAAATGTTCTGTAACGCCTCGAGCAAGTCCGCGTATTTATTAGTAATTCCTACTGCATACGTTGAAGGGCGCAAGCATACGTTTCGGGTTATTTTCAACACGTGCCCATCAACGCTAATTGTCTTGCATACATGGTCATTGTAAACGCTTTCAAGCCCGCCGGATTTTCGGAAAACAAACCCCGGCGCGAATTTTACAAGTCCCCCTGCTTCTTCCAGTTCGTCGCCACCTCCCCATTCCGCAATCTCACCAGAGGCGTTTTTGCTGGAATTTTTGCGTACACCCGCGATAGTTATATTTATATGCCCCTGTTCATCCTGTGATGCATATTTTTTCGCCCCCCATGTTAAAAACTGGTAATATTCCCCCTCTGTTTCTGCAACGCCCATATAGTGCATTGTTCCGTGGGGGTCTGCGGCACACGCTCCATGCGCAAGGGATGCTGTTTTGCGTTTATTATTATAAGATTCATAGCTAATTGATTCTGATTTTATATATTTACAGCTATCCGTATCGCCATAAACAAAATTATTCCCCGCAATCTTTATCATTTCCTCCAACTCAAGCCGTGCGTATGCCGTTACCCATACGCCCCATTGATATGGTAAGAATGATTTTTTTATATTTTTAATTACGTCCGTTTCCTTCTGAATGTATTCCCCGCCGTCGAATATAATATCATCTTTTCCGGGGTCTGTGGCTGTCATGCCGTACAGACTATTTAACAAATTCTTGCTTTTCATGTATTCATATTCACTCCCGGAAATCCCTTTAAGCGAAGTTTTGTTTGTATAATAGCGTTTTATACAATCCGTAAACGGTTTTGGCAAATAGTCCTTCTCTGCCGTGTATATATCGGTAAAATCAAATTCGCCATCATATTCTTCAAGAATTATCTGCATATCTACCTCTGTTACTTCAATCGTCAGCGCATCCGCTTCGATCACGCGCCCGTTGTCTTCCAGAGGATTTATCAACATTTGACATTTACTTACAGGAATATAAGGGCACCCCCACAACGGATTGCGCAGGGTAGCGCCTGTTATGCTCATCGTGCAAAGAATTGCAAGCCCGGATGAAACCGCCCTCCTAATAGTTGCTATTCCATCAGGGCATTTCTTGAATTGTTTCATAGGAAACTTATTATTTAGCATAACATCAGAATAGCTTGATGAACGGTCGACCGATTGCACACCCGTCAAAACCTTGCCGACATAATACCGGTTCGCGTGCGTGTTCCCCCCTCGGAACGCCTTGCGAAGTTTTCTGTAAATTTCTTCTGTGGGTTTAAGCGCTCCGAGTGGTGTTTGGCTTAACGCTTGTTTTGCATCACGGCGCACATAGCCCGTAGACGTGCGCGGAACTGTATAGAGAGTGTCGCCATCTTGCGAAATCTTCTTTTCAGCAGCTTCGAGTAGTCCGATAACGTCATTTTGACAATATTCAATCTCCGCTTCTGTTAGTTCTGTCCATGGATAGCGGACTTTGGAATAGTCAAATTCAGCGCCTGACTTCTTCAGGTGCTGGACATTCATTTCCTTCAGAAATTTTGAAAGCGTTTTATTTGTCCAAATGTAGGAACAGCGGTATTCGATTCTTCCACAAGTCGCGGACAGTATTTTTCGCGATTTAAGACACTTAACATCGGAAAATTCGTAAAGCCCGGCAAGAAATTGGAACTCATAGGAAAGATTGTGAACGAGACAAATTATTGTAATTCCGCCCAGTCGCGCATTTATTGTTTCCTGTAATGCAGTCCATTCTTCCCACGTTCTCCCATATGTGATATAGTATTCTCCATCCACACATAGCCCGCATTGCCAAATGTACATTACAGCATTATCATCGTCAAGCCTCGTTGTTTCAATGTCAAACGCCATCAGCGCATTAGCGTATACGATTTTAGCCCGTGGATTGTCAGGCGGTAACGCCGTTATTTTTTGGATTCCATCATATACGCTGAGCATCCCTAAATCTTCCCTTCTCTTTTGGCTTTTTCAAAAATTGCGCGAACGGTCGAACCGCTCACAAATTCCCCAGCTTTAAGACGTTCTTTATATCGATCCCGCGCTTTGGCCGCTTGACGCTCCCAGTAATCCCACCGCTTTAGCAAGTCCTCCCAGTCCGATTTGGCGAATTTCCGCTTAACTCTGGTAGTCCCTTCCTGCGACACATCCACAATATCTTGCAGTATATAATAATATTGTGCTTCCTTATTCGCGTCGGCATAAACAGCGAAAAATTTTCTGAATTGCAGAAAATCCTTATATGCAAATGTTTCTTCAGTAAACCATCCACGCTGTAAAAGTGTTTCATATTCGCGTTTCCACTGGTTTTGTTGTGTAACAAATAGCTGTTTTGGTGTTTTTGTTCCGCTAACAACTTTCCACATAGCGCGAATCTGCCTGACGCCTTCCTCCACCGTCCGCACGGTGGAGGGCTTATCCCAATAATGGCGCTCATACTGTTTAATGCTTTCGTACTCAATGCCCTTCTTCTTTGCCGCCTTGAAGCGCTTATCCATTAGGTCAATTAACGCTTTCATTTCCTTCCTGACGTCCTTGAGTGTCAGCCCTTCCTTCGGAATTTTTGTGCCGACATAGACGGATGGTTGAAGAGGACGATTTTCAAGCGCCGTACTTTGCGCGAATCGTTTATTCCACCTTGCCATTTATAAGCCCCCTTCTCAACAACTCATTATAGACGGTTTTAATACAGATACGAACAGTTTTTGAAAGATTGTCCATTCTGCTAATGTCGCAAATTTCTTTTAGTCGCTTCAAATCTTCGGGATACATGGATAAGGATACTACTTTATATCTGCGCACTTTATTATTCATTGTTGCAACCCCCATGTTACAAGAATTACAAGCATGATTGCCGTTAGCAACATTTCATTTCACCTCCGGTTATTGTCTCCAAACGTAACGGGTTAAATTGTAATAACGGGCAAGCGGTTCAACTCGTTCATAGCCAATAATTATGCCGCGGTCGCTCTGAACCTTGAACGGAAAAAGCTTTACCTCCCTACCATCATAAAGGCTTTCGATTCCGTAAATGATTCTGCCGCCCTCAACGTAGTAGCGAAACCCGTGGTGTGTGGTGTGCCAACCTTCGCGATTGATAATTGATTTATTCATGTGCAACTTCCCTTCTGGTTTGTGAGGTTTTCCTTCCTCTCTACAAGTATATAATAGCACTTTCAGGAGCTATTGTGAAGATAGTGTTAGTTGAGTTTTGGAACAAATTTTTCTACTGACAGTTGAATTGATATATGCGTTATATAACAGACGTTATATATTGAATGTTGTTTATATGTGAGGTTAGAGGAGACTAATAGGCAGATAGTTATAACTAACTACCAGACGTTGGGGAAATGACAATTATCTTTTTATTATAGGAATACCC